CGAGCATCAAAGTTCAACAACCCAGAACGATCAACAAACAAACGCCCACCCTCAGCCGTCGCCACATCCTGCAACGCCTGCAACACATTCGTCGCATCGTCATACGCAACCGTCCCACACGTCGCAACCCCAGTCTCAATGCTTCGAGTCGCAGTTGAGAACGACACTTCAGGTCGATCCAAGATTGCTGACACACGCGCAGAGGTGAGTTGTGATGATGGGTTGAATGCGGTCAGCACAGTTTGACCAAGTTGGCCGAGTGCATCGGTGGCAACGATGGTTGCAGTGGACAGGTTCGGTTCGGCATAGTCCATGTTCAGGTCATAGACGAATCCTGTGAACATTGCTGTGGTGCCGGCTGTACCGCCGTATACCTGGAACTTGCGTCGTGGTGCGATACCTACAGTGCCACCTGAATACCATTCTGATGCTGTGTTCAGTGGATCAAAGTATCGTGCAGCTGCACGGTCATCGGCTTGAATAGTGCAACTAGATGAAGGGAAGGTGTCTAGCTGAGTTGAACGGCCACGATTGATATTGATGTTTGTCACATACTCGGTGATGTCCACAAAGTTTGTTGTCCCATCCAACACATCGGTGCCATCAAGTTTGCTGGAATCCAATGTGAACGCATCAGCCAAGAAGCCGACATCCAACAACACCTTGTATGTTGAACCCCACTTGGTTGCCTTAGCCATTAGAACGAAATCCCTCGAAGGGCATTCCCACCATTCTTGCGAGCGAACTCTGTGAACAAATCACTCAACTCAAGTGCCAGAGTGTCTTTGTCGCTGACTAATCCAGCGTTCACAGTGACATTGATTGGACTGCCATTTGCGTTGAACCCAGTCGAGTTACCAGTCACAGTTGCCGGAATAACATCGGCAACACCAGCCATCGGATTAGCAGCCACAACCTTTGGATACTTCGCTGCAATTTTCCCAGCAGATTCAATCGCATCACGATATTTTTCTAATGCTTCAGCCTCACGTTCAATGGCTTCAGTGACATCATCAACAGCATCTTTTTGTTTCTTCTTTGCATCGGTCAATTCTTTAGATAAAGTTTTGAAAATCTCAGAACCAATAGAAGCACCAAACACAGCATCATTCAACAAACCAGTTGCCTTAGTCAAACCATCAGTAGCCTCAGTCTGAGAATCAATAGCATCAGCACTAGACAACTTCGCTTCAGCCAACGCAATCTCAGCCTCACGAATCGCCTGTGGTGTGGACTCAGGATCAGCACGAACCTTCTTCAACTCAGCCTCAGCATCAGCGACAGCGAACAACGAACCTTCCACGTTGTAACCAGCACGTTCAAGATCACGTTGAGCAGAAGCCAAATCTTTTGCAGCCTTCTTTGCTTGTGGCGAATCGGCACCATACCCAGCTACAGCCTTATCCAACGCAGTCTGTGCGTCTGCCAAATTAGTGTTTGCTTCAGTCAAAGATTCACCAGCCTTGACCGAAGCCTTCTGCGCAGCAGTGAATGCCTTATGAGCAGAATGAGACGACTTCAACGCATCGGTATATTCCTTCAACTTGGTCACTGCATCCTTCAACTTCTTAGATGCGCCGCCTGTAGCAGTATCCAGTTTTGTTGTCTCGGTAGTCACAGCCTTCACAGCAGGAGTCACAATCTTTGTTGTTGCAACAACATCACCAAATCGAGCATTGACCTTACCAAGATCAATGGCAGTTGCAGTCATTTGGGTACCAAGTTGCTGAGTCGCAACAGTAATCTTAGGAATGTTAGGGATCAACGGAATCTTGTTGAAGACATCAATCAAAGTATTGACAACAGATACAGCCACATTGGATAAGGCTGTTTTCATCTCGTCAAACTTGGCAACAAAACCTTGAACAGCATTGACGGCAATGTTTGCAATTCCTTTCACGAAGGCAACAAAGATATCTGGTATTGCAGCGACCAACGCCACGATAGCCCCACCTAAACCGGCAATCAGTTGACCACCAATCGTGGCAGCCCACTTCACAAGAGAACCAGCAAGGCGCAAACCTAGACTTAGCAATGTTGGGATGCCATCAGATAGAGCCCATGCACCGATTGTGGCAAGCATGTCAACTAACTGTGCAGGCAACTGACGTGCGGCTTTGCCAACAAAACTGGCAAGAGTGTCACCCAAAGCTTGAACCGCATCAAGTAATTGTGGCAATCCTTTTGTATAAATCCATTGGTAGCCAGCCATCAAGAACTTGGTGAGACTGTCAATGAACATGGGTATTCGAGGTTCAACCCAACCAGTCAAAGAAGAAGCAAGTTTATTGATACCGGCATACAACATTGGCAGACCATCTGTGCCGATCCATTGAACTGCCTGTGTGATCATATCTCCTAGAGCTGCAAGAACTTTTGGTGCTGCTTCTTTGAACCTTGTGGCGATGAAGTCAAATCCACCAGCTAATCCACCTTCTTGCAAAGCTGTACCAAAATCACGGAAGGCTGGCAACATTGTTTCATTTATGAATGACACAGCACCCAAGAAGGCAGGAATCAATGCAGAGCCAATCTGAGCAACCACATCTGATAACTGTGCCTTCAAGATTCTTTGCTGGTTAGCAAGCCCACCACTGGTGCGTTCAAAGTCTCCTTGAGCCAAGGTTGAGTCTTTGAGAATAAGAGCATACGATGCTTGAGTTTTGGCTAGAACACTTAGGTTGCCTGTTCCTGAATACAGCCCCATGTTGCGAGCTTCTTCTTTCAATCGAACATCATTGATAGCAATACCATATTTTTTCAATGGTTCTGTTTCACCTGACAAACCAGATCGCAATGCAAGAATCGCATCATCAACTGTTGTGTTATTGAATGAAGCCAAGTCAGCAGCCAACGTGACCAGAGTGGTACTCATTGTTGATGCTTTATCTTGACCTACACCGAATGCTTGAAACAGGTTGCCATAAGTGCCGGTTGCTTCAAGGGCTGCTTGCCTAGTGATACCGATAGATGTGGCCGTTGTCTTAGCAAAATCTTGCACACTCTTAGCAGAATCACCAAATACAACATCAACTTTTGATTGTGATTCAGCCAGATTGGACGCTGATTGAACTGCCTTATATGCAGCTGCGCTGACTGCTGTGAAGGCAACCGTTGCTGTGGCAGCCATCTGTTTGAACGACGGCATCAAGTCTTTTATCTTGGAACCGACACCACTATTGATGTCGTTGCCAAGTTTGCCTAGATCATCGCCAACCTTCTTGATTCCTTTGGTCGCACCAAATATGTCGGAAATAAACTTGACAACGAATGTGCGTTCACCAGCCATGCAACAATTCTAGATGACATCCTGACTGGCCAAGCGCACAGCTTCGTGGTACTCAGCAACCATCACATTGAAATCATTAGCCATTGCCTTCCATACTGCTTGACCTTCAAGGTGCGCATATCGTGTTGAAGGTTTGCCAGCATCCCACCAAGCATCGTCCATCTCAACATGGACAATACGCTTGCGTCGAGGTTGAGCCGATTGACGTGGTGACGCTGGTGTTGGATTGGGCGTAGGTTCATATATGAAGTCAGTGTCAATGAATGTGCCTGATTGTTCGTGGAACTCCCAAGGTTGATCTGGTGCATGTTGTGGGAGGTAGAAGATACGTGCAGGGTCTTTCGTTGCAGGGTCACCTTGCAGATTGATTCGTTCATGCAACTCAGCCCACACAGCTCGCCACAGTCCTGCTGGTACACGCTCAGCCAACGGCAAAACTAAGTGGTAGTGAGGATCGTCTAGCCGATGCGAGTAGGTGGAGTAGGCAAGATATTCGTAGCCATCAAGGTTGGCATTGGCAAACGATTCGCCGTCCATGTCAACGACCAACGCTTCAATGAACCGAACAGCAGTATTACCGCGAGTCCTACCTGGGTAATACTCAACAGGTGACCACAACGCACCATCAGACTTGTGCGCATTCTCCTCATGGTGCATCAACCGTTCTTTGAGGTCAACCCAATTCGAGGCGAACGGCTTCGGCTGAACAGACTTGACCGAATCAAAATAGACAACCATGAACGCCTCCCTACCTACAGGGTAGCGAAACTACAGCCAAAGTCAACTATTCAGATTTGCCGGTACCAGGATCAGCCAAAACATTGAGAACCTTTTGAATTGCAGCCAAATACTCTGTAGCGATATTGGCTTTGTTCTTACGTACAGCAGGCCAAAAGAAGTAACCAGAACGCCCACGATGGCGTAAAAACTGGGTAGTCCTACCCCCACCCTTACGAGGCATCTCAGTGCCAGAACGTGACTTAGCCCCAGCCACAGTCAGATTGCTTGAGCCATGTGACCCACCACCAAACTCGGCACCAAAGAACACATCGCCTCTAGTGACTTTACGCTTTACCCTTCGATGAGATTTGATGTTGTAAGACGAACTGAACTTTCTTGACTTTGATTGGAATGCCGAGTTCTCTGCAAGTTTGATGGTTGGGATACGGTCACGGGTTGCCTTCATACCTTTCATAACTTCCAACGCTTGACGATTACGAGTTACTGATGCAGCTTCAAAGGTCGCTGCTACAACCAACAGTTGAGCAACACTTTGCCCAGCAAGTCTCGCCTGTTTATCAAACTCAGGATAGGTCTTGGATTGTTCACGAAGATATTCCATGATGCCTTGAATCTCTACAGGTTTGTTGACATCATCGCGACCTGAGAATGTGCCACCTCGACTAAGACCTGCCATGCTCCAATACTACTTGCCTAGATGAATTGCTCTCCATCGAAGGTACGCCAACATTGTGAACAGCATTCGTGGTTCTTCTGCCAGCAACACTGAAGGCGATATTCCTGTCTCACATGCGAGATAGGAAATTACCCAGTGGGCTGACTTATCTCCAAAGGGACAATCACTGCGTCTGCGCTGTCTCCCACTTCGAGTGCTTCAATCTCATCGCACCATGATTCAAAGTCCAACCCAGTCTTCTTCAACCGTTTCTCTGCATGCCATCCAAGGTATGCAAGATCAGTCAGTGTGAGTTCTGCCTCAAACTTGGCAACACTGCGATTGTATTTGTTTTCAAACGCAATGAAGTCAGGGAACGCAGCAATGATGGTGCGTTGCTTGCCGTCTAATGCACTAGTCAAACTGAGTGCGATCTTCATTCTCTACCTCCGCAGGTAAGGGTTGGAATTATTTGTATTAGGCGTTGGTGCCAGTCTTGGTGATTGCACCAGAGATTGGGTAGGTGATTGACACTGTGGCCAAGTCACCGATAGCACCGTTCACTGGTGTCCACGAAGTTGGTAGCGCACTGAATGCGTAACTTGGATTCGTTGACGAAGCAGCAGCAGTTCCGTTTGGCTTGACTGTCATTGGTACAGCAGTACCGGCAGTGAACGCATCCCAGAACAACTTCTCAATCGTTGGGTAGTCCTGTTGCAATTCAATCGTGACCGAGTTATCAATCATGCCCTGGATACGAGTCATCGCTGACGATCCCATTGCCGATGTCGCAACTTCGTTGGCTGTTGTCGACAATGTGATTGACGTGACATAACCTGAAATGTCGGTGTTAGCAGTACCGAAGGTCACTGCCACGTTTGTGAGAACTTGCTTTGCCATGATGTCTGCTCCTGCCTATCGGCGTTCGAGTTGGTGTCTGCTCGGCTGAGCCGATGCGATAACACTACACGCCACAAGTAACCGTTGGCAAGGGGTCAGGCGTACACCGTGACAACGAAGTCAATCGCCAGATAGGTAGCGTCGTTTGCTTCGAGGGTAGAGATGTTGTTTGCAGACTCAACAATCAAGTCCTGCACAACCCCACCCAAAGTCCGATCCGACTCAATCGCAGCCCTAATCGAATTGGCACCGGCATAAGACAGGTACCCATCCAACAAGGTTTGTGCAGTGCGTTCAGCAGCACGACCCACCACAACACTGATCGTGAACTTGTGGGTAATCAAACCCCCACCCATAGCCCCGTTGTACTGGATGCTGTCCAGCAACGGCCAAGCGAACGGGGTGTTCACATTGTCAGGCTGGTAGGCGTAAGCGCGAAGACCTGACACGGTTGCGAGGTTCGCAGCCAAACCAGTTTTGATCTGGGAGACGGTGGTGGTTGAACTCATGCGAATAGACGCATGCGTCGGTACGGCTCGACGAGCTGTGCCACGTCAGGGTCAAGCGCACGGCTCACCCTGATTGCACCCATGTCACCGAATCCTGCGACACCCAACGGACTGTCATATCGTTTGAACAATCTTGAAGCCTGAATGATTGTTGCTTGCGTGACCGGCTCAGGGATCGCAGGCCAACCAAAGATTGCTGTCACTTGCACCAATGCTTGCGAACCATAGTTGGCATTCACGTTTGGAAACAGGTAGTCACCCACTGCACGAATCTTGTCGTATGACCAAGTAAGCCCATCAAGGTTTGCGTTCAATGGCTCCAACTGATAATCGGTCACAGTCCAAGTCACATCAAACACACCATCAGCAAGTGAAGAAGTTTTGAGTGTGAGTGCTGTTCCAGCGATGTCATCTATCGAGCAGTAGTAGTCATCTTCGGCTGTGTAGACCCGTGATGTTGCTGAACCGACAGACCAAAACTTGCGGTTGCAATAACCATCAATGAGACGTGATGCAGCTCCGGCACAGTTGTCAATGAGTTCGTCATCAATCGTGTCAGCCGTACCAATGCGCAACGCTGCTTTGATTTGGTTGCGTGTGGAATAGCCGTTGGTGATTGCCATAGTGTTCCAATCCTAGTTTATTGACGCGGCTCCACGATACTGCGTACCTTCCAAACTGTAGTTGATAAACGGATTCAACGAATAGACCTGACATCCGTACATCTCAAACAGGCGTTGCTTCATGTCTCGAAGGTGCAACTCATACAGCTCCCAAGGATGCTCACCCTGCACATACCCTTCAACCCGTTCAGCACCACCCAAAGTTCCACAATCAGCACCAACCAATACAATGAACTTCGCACCAAGATATGCAGCCAAGTGCATCGCACCATGAATACCAGATGAGCCGATGACCAGCGAGTTGTCGAGGGTAGGCCAGTCCTTGCCGGAAGGATCAAACGATTTACCAGGACGACCAGTGGTGGTTGGGAACGTGACGATCTTGGGCATGAACCCTAAGAACTCTGCATCAGTGCCATGTTCTCGTTGAGGAGTGAACACAGCCACCGTCTCATCCAACCGTGCTTCCTTCACAGCATCACCGTGATAATGGCTGAACACGTAATACCTACCCAATCCAAACACTGACCCAGCAAAGTTTGTTGCCACACAAATCTTGTCATCAAAGAAACTTGGTGCCAGATAATTCAACGTGGCACCAGAACCAAACACATAAATCGTGTCACCATCATGCACATCCCGATAGTCAATCAATCCCATCCCAACTCCCTTCGACGCTTCAAATCCCAATGCCCAGCGTCAGGAACACCTGACTGCCAACGCAACGCATGCAACGAACCATTCTCCTGAAAACTGCGCTGATTCTTATCAGCCAACGATTCATCCGATCTGATCGTTGAAGAATTGTCGTGAATGATCCCAGCCTGCGAAACCTTCACATCAACATTGATCCGACGCGCACGATCCTCAAAATCATTATCCTCAAAATATGCAGGCACATAACATTCACTAAACAAACCAACCCGTTCAACAACACCAGCACCCACCCACGCACACGACCAAGCCGGCATCGCACTAGTCAACGTGATTGAGTCAGGTTCACAATCTTTGTAGAACGCTTCTAGTTGACCTGGTTCAAAGAACGCATCCGAGTTCAATAGAATCCAACCATCAGCATGAGGTGTTGACTTGATACCAAGATTCCACGATGGTGCCACACCAAGGTTCGTTGGCATCCTCCACAGATACCAGTTCTGAATATGTTGCCAAGGCGCAGTCCAAGCCAACATGTCAGGATCGTACCCATCACCGTTGTCGATGATGATCAGCCGTTCAACGGGATAATCGATTGAACGGATCGCCCGTTCCATCAAGTCATATCGGTTCAGGACTGGGATGATGACGACTGGCACCATTCGGACAACCCTTTCATCACAGGCTTCCAATGAGCGTCCCAGACGCGATCAGCGTCGTATGGGGCTGCGAAGTTCACAGCCACCTTGTCAACGCCTCTAGGCGCATCGTAGGACTCTTTCAGGGCATCCACAAGGGAACCCACCTGTGGGGTACAGAACCAAGACTTCTGATGATTATCCCAAAACGGTTGCACCTCCACAGCCCACCCAGACCCAACCAACTCCGGCTGAGCAGTGAAGTCCGAAACAATCACCCTGGTGCCACACGCCTGCGCCTCGATCACAGCCAAACCGAAACCCTCACCCATAGATGCAGACAACAACACATCAGCTGACGCATACATCATCGCCACAGCCTGCTGAGGAAACCCAGTGCGATACGCATACTGATCAACAAACTTGTATTGATCCTCACGAATCCCACACGCAGCCAACAACGCCACCAAGTTCACCCCACCCATCGCCCCATCCTTCTCCGTGTGCAGATACAACATTGCGTCAGGACGAGTTTGCGCGAAGATACCGAACGCCAACAGATTCTCTGAGAATGACTTGCGCGAAGGACTCGCACCCTTGTTCGCTGCGTTCATCATTACCACAAACTTGTCGTCAGGAATGCCCATCAGTTCACGACCTGTGAAGTGACGATCACCGTTCACAAACTTTGTTGTCGGACTGAACACAGACTCAATGCCATGCGGAGCGTAGAAACATTCCACATCAGCGTTGTTCAACATCTTCTGCCCAAACAACGACATCGCAATCGGCTTCACATTCGGACGGTTGCACCATTCAACAACATCCAACGGACAAGGCGCATGATCAATCGGAACCCACGACGCAATGTTCGGCACAAGTTTCAACGACTCAGACTTCAACGGCCACACATCAAACAACGTCATCAACAACGGTTTCAGATTCTGATTGCCGTTCGCCCAATCCATCCAATGCGCAACCATCACATCATCGGAATACGGTGCCATCCCACGTGGATACATTTTGATTCCATTCCAATTTGACGAAACTCCTTCAAGTCCGTACATGGCATGGATCGCTACTTCGTGACCTTCTTTGATGAGCCTTGGGACGGCTTGCGCGGTTTGCGTACCGTAACCGGTGGGGACGAATGGTGCGTTTGAATACCAGAGGATGCGAAGTGCATCGGCATTGGCAAGTCTGCTACTTCTGGCAAGTGTGCTATTCCCCGATGGAGCAACAATTCCGCTTCGAGGTCTGGTAACTCGACCAAGGTGTTCTTGACGATTACGAACATTTGACACTTCCTTCTCCTTCGCAGATCGCAGGGGGAAATAGAAATAGGGTCGCCGCGCCCTGCGTGTTCGCGACGACCCTAAGCCTAGGGGAATTATGGGATATCAAGGGGCAAGCCCCTCAAGCCTTACGGCTGGAGGAGATGCTTGACGTGTGATGTTTGTGGCAAGTTGCCGTCAACACGCCATGTGGCGCGGAAGGTAACAAGACCAGCATTGAAGGCGTACTCGTCTGAACGATCCAACTTCAACCCACCGACGGTGCGCACGTAGTACGAAGGCAAGTGGCCAACGATTACGGACTTGGTGCCTGTGGTGGCTTCTGCCATGTTTGGGTTCTCGTAGATTGGCTTGCCCAAGAGCATGTCTGGGGAGTCCATTGCGAGTGCTGGTTGGAACACATAGTTTCCTGCTGTGTCCTTCAACTTGCGAACACGACCAACTGACTGACCTGTCATCATCCAACCAACGCCTGGAAGGTTGCGAGCTGCACCATCCAAGGAGTAGAGAAGGTCGATGAGGTTGTCTGCTGTGAAGCCGGTTGCTGTGCCTGAAGTACCGCCAACAGACGAAGCTGCGACGATGCCCTTTGGCTGTGCTGAACCCGTACCAACAGTCAATGCTGAACCAACTGCGTAGCCCAATGCGTTGCCTGTCATTTGAGCCAAGAAGCCCAAGATGTCAACACCAGAATCCTCGATCAACTCTGTTGTGAGCTGGGTGAGGAACGAGTACTTGTAAGCACTCAAGGTGATGAACGAGTTGAACTGCATGTCGGACTCGGAGATTGCTGTGCCTTCGCCAGGCA